CCGAGCGGGTGCGCGGCCGTGGCGCCTGGCTGGATGAAGGTCGCGTCATCTTTCACCTCGGCGATCGCCTCAACGTGGACGGCTGTCCCTGCTCGGTGCTGCAACCGCCTGCGTCTCGTTACTTCTACGAACAGGCCCGCCACCTCGACGGCCCTGGCGATAGGCCCCTGCCCGATGCCGACGCGATGCAGATCCGCTACATCGCCGAGCGCTTCCGCTGGGAGATGCCCGCCTCTGCGCATTTCCTCCTTGGCTGGCTGGTGCTGGCCCCCGTCTGCGGTGCCCTGAACTGGCGCCCCCACATCTGGCTCACCGGTGGGGCCGGCACGGGCAAGACCACCATCCTCAAGTTGTTTCTCCGCCCCCTGCTGGGCGGCGTCGTCCAATCCGCCACCGGTGGCACCACCGAGGCCGGTTTGCGCGGCACCCTCAAGTCCGACGCCATTCCCGTGGTCTTCGATGAGTTTGAGCAGAACGAGCAGAAGGACAAGCTGATCGTTCAGAACGTGCTGGCCCTGGCCCGTATCGCCAGCTCAGAGGGCGGCAAGATCTACAAAGGCACCACGACTGGCGGCGCCAACAGCTTTGAGGTGCGTTCGATGTTCTGCGTCTCCTCGATCAATGTCTCGCTGATCCAGAAGGCCGACATCGATCGGTTCTGTGTGCTCGGCCTGCGCAAGGACCCGATGGACAAAAGCGAGTGGCTGGACTTTGAACGCGAGATCGCAACAGTTGCCACGATCGATAACGGCAGGGCGCTGATCCATCGCACCCTGCAGCATCTGCCCGTGATCATCCAGAACGCCCGCGTCCTGGCCCAGGCCCTCGGCCGTCGCTTTGGTCAGCGCTTTGGGGACCAGCACGGCACCCTGCTGGCCGGCGCTTGGAGCCTTGAGGCCGGCGGCGGTGGGCACCTCGATCTGGTCATGGCGGATCAGTGGCTGGACCAGATGGACTGGGAGCACCAGCAGCCAGACAACACGGAGGCCGATGAGATCAAGTGCCGCGACACCATCCTTCAGCAGATCGTGCGCTACGACGTCGGCGCAGAAGCGTCCTTCGGGGAGATGGTGCGCTGCATCGCGCTGCAGGAGTCCTTGGCCGGCACCCTCTGGGACCAGCTGGTGCCGGTGCTCGGTCGCTATGGCTTGCGGGTGTTCCGCGCCGGTCAGATCCTGCCGGATGGAGAGCGCGCCGATGGACATTCCCTGGCGGTCGCCAACGCCAACGCCCAGCTTGATCAAGTGTTCCGCCATACCCCTTGGAGCGGTGGCGCTCACCGCGCAGCGCTCCGGCGCATTGCTGGGGCCTATCCGCCCAAGCGCCCCCTGCACTTCTGCGGGGTGGGTACCAAACGCTGCGTGATGGTGCCCATCACGACTGCCGATCTCGAGTGAGCGTTGGATCTGACGCTCTGGAAGGGAGTTGACAGATGGCCGTTGGACTGAGACCCATTGCGCCAGAACGGGTTTCAGGAAATCTTACGATCCAACGCTAACGCCAGCCGACACACCCCCTTATACGCGTAGTGCGTGCGTGTGCGCGCATGAGAGACCCTCCTCTATCTATCTCTATCTGAATGAATGTTTGTTTGTTAGAGATGTGAGCAGATCGTTGTGATGGCAGGGAATTTCGCTCTAACGGTCGACCGTTCGACCCGCGTTAGGCCGTTAGACCATCGCGTCGAAACCGGGCCGGATGACTGCTCTGCCGTGGGCTTTGATTCCCGAGATCGCCGCAGCGGCCGCCAGTGACCCCTGTAGGCCTCCTCAGCTTCGGCTAGCGTAGGCAAGGTGCTGCGGGTCTATTTCACGGCTTTCCCTGGTTCTTTGGGGCTGCCTGGAGGACCATGCCAAGTCGCAGTGGATGAGCTTTGCTGTAATGACCCATCACGATCTCCCCTTTGACTGCCTGGCCGTGGGTCAGAAGTTCGCCGTTGATCTGCCGCATGAGCTGGTGTTCCCGCTGGCCAGGGCCTACACCAGAGAAAACCGCGGCACTGGCTTTGCGTTCAGGCGAGAAGGTGGTCGTACCACTTGCACCCGACTGGCCTGAACCCGTGGCCGTCCATTCCGCCACCACCTGGCTCCAGCCCATCCACGGCCTCTGGCGGGATGAGGCGGCGCACCGCTACTGGCTGGGCGATCACCTGTTCCCGGTGTCGATCACGGGCGTGTTGGCCCATGGCCTGAGCGTGACCGCCAAACGGGCGATTGAGGCCAAGCGCCCCATCTGGGAGCCCCGGGGCACCACGGTGCATGCGGCCCTGGAGCGCTACAGCCAGGCCCGCTTCCTGGTGGGCAAGAGCGCGGCAGAGGCCCTACTGGAAGCCGAGACCCTGCCGGGCCATCATCCATACCGGGACTGGATCCTGCCGCTTTTGCAGCTGCCGCTCTGGGATGAGGTGCAGGTGATCGCCAGCGAGCGGCTCACCTGTTGCCTCACTCGGAACGTCGCCGGGGCCTTCGATGGCGCCTACATCTCACCGGCCCTGAGCGAGCGGCGCGGACGGGAGGTGCGGGTGCTTTACGACCTCAAGACCCTCTCAGCCCACGGCCGGCCTTATTCCACCGCCGCGCAGTTGGGGGGCTACATGGTGCTGGAGGCCGCCCAGGGCAACCACTACGAGTTGGGCCAGACGATCTGGAGCAAGCCCGGCGAGGCAGCCGCCAGCACCTTCTACAGCCGGGAGCAGTGCCTGAGCGCTTGGGCCGCCGCCTGGAGCGGCTACTGCTCTGCCCACAGGCCCTTCTGAACACCAGGACCATCGCAAGCAGGACCAGCATATTGGCCAGGATTCCATAGCCGCTAGATTGAGCAGGCTCGGATACGTCCGGGCGGTCTTTGTGGTACTCCTCGATGGCGGAACTCCTCCTTGTCCCTGCTCCGCCAGCTCCAGCCGCGGATGCGGTTGATCTCGACGTCCTGCTCGATGCGGTCACCGAGATCAAGGCGCAGCAGAAGCAACTGGAACAGCAGCTCGAACCGTTGCTGGAAACCCTCAGCGAGGCGATGGCCACCGGCCAGCTGGATCCTGCCTTCTGTCACAACGACTGGGCCTTTGCCCACAGCCCTGGTCGGTTGAGTTACGCCTTCCCAGCGGCGGTGCAGCAGATCGAGCAGCAGCTCAAGGCCGCCAAGGATGCGGCGATCCAGCAGGGCAGTGCGACGGAGAAGCGCGGCAAGCCCTTCTGGACCATCCGCCGCCAGAAGACCCAGTCCCTGCCGTTCTGAGCTGATGCCGCCACGCGCCCACAACCTGAGTGCTGCCGATCCAGTGGAGGAGCTGCGCTCCGCACCCGATCAGCAGGACGCCCATGGTGACGAGCTCTGGGAGCCGGTGGCGGTGGACCCCAGTCGGCCGATCAGCCAGACCAACCCACCGAGGCGCGCTCCACACCACGTTCAGACACCCAGGGCCACCGCTGGAGAAGTCGAGCGACGGATCGCTGAGGCCCAGCTGTGGATCGCCCAGCGGCTGCCGCTGTTGGAGATCAGGGCAAAAGCGGGCGAAAGCTGGGGGGTGAGCAATGTCAAGACGATCAACCGCTATCTCGACCTGGCGCGGATGCGCATGGTGGAGGAGCTGATCTCCGATCGGCGCCGTCACCAGGCCGAGCAGATCTTTGCGCTGAATGACTGCGCCCGTCGGGCGATGGATGCCGAGCAATTCAGTGCTGCCGTTGGTGCCTTTCGGGTGATCGCCGAGATCGGTGGGCTGCTGCGTGCTCCGCTCAAACCACCGGAGGCGCGACCGTGAGCGGACTGCTGCTGGATGCTGCCATTGACCTCTGGGCCGATGGCGGGCTGCTGGGTGTGCCGGATCCCCATCGGCAGCAGCCTGGTCACCAAGACATTCAGGCCTTTCGGAATTTCATCGTGGCCGCCTATCCCGGCTACGCCTTTCACACCTGGGCTGAGCGGTTGATCGCCCTGCTGCAACGGGTTGCTGATGGCGAGCTCAACCGGCTGATCGTCTGCTGCCCGCCGCGGCTGGGTAAATCACTACTGGTCTCCAAGCTGTTTCCGGCCTACTGGGTGAGCCGCTACCCGCATCGCTTCTGCGCGATCGCCTCCTATTCGGCTGAGCTGGCCTACGCCCATAGCCGTGAGGCGCGGCATTACTACCGCGCTGTCGGCTATCCCCTCTCCAAGGACTCAACGGCGGTGGGCAACTGGCTGACGCCCGAGCGGGGTGGCTGCATCGCCGCCGGAGTGCGCGGCCCGTTCACCGGCAAGGGTTATGCGCTGGGGATCATTGATGACCCCTACAAGGGACCGGAGGATGCCAACTCAGCGGCGCAGCGCCAGAAGCTGATCGAGTGGTTTCAGTCGGTCTGGCTCACCCGCGCCGAACCCGCTCCAGAGGGGCGGTCGCGATCGGGCCCTGCAGGTGCTGCGCAGGTGGTGGTGCTGACCCGCTGGCATCAGGACGACCTGATCGGCTGGCTGCTGGAGCAGGAGAGCGGTGCTGCCCCGCAGCATTGGCACGTGCTCAACCTGCCGGCCCTTGCCGAACTGCCTGAGCAGCAGCTGGTGTTTCCAGCCAGTTGCACGCTGGAGCGGGACTGGCGCCAGCCCGGAGAAGCGCTCTGCCCGGAGCGGTTT